TCGGCAGCCATTTGGGGCAGGGAATCAGTCGGCTCCCAATTTGATTCAATGCTGGAGCAGGGATCCAAACCATATGTTGCCAAAACAAAAGACGGCAGAGAGCTTTCTGTAGACAGTAATGGTCTGAGGTTAGCTGCGAAAGCTACGGGTTTTGACAAAAAGCCTTTGCCCCCAATTGCCGGCGGCCCTATCGCCTCGTCTGCGGATGCAGCCGATAGAAAAGAAGTCCTGAAGGGAGTTTGATATGAAAATACCTCCATCGGGAGAAGAAAGGCTGGAGCTTTATAACAAGGTTATAGAGCAATGTTTGCTATCCAGACAAGAGAGGATGGCTACCTACAGGGAACTCAGGTCCTATTTCCTGTTCGGAGCCGCTGAAGGCGGGCAAGCCCCTTTCAATAAAATACAACCCACCGTCCAGCTTCTCTCTTCTTTTATATATGCGGCGGAGACTACCCGATTTAATATCTCCCTTGGGGCGTCAGTTGACTCCTCGGAGCTAAATAAGATACCCGTACTCATGCGGGAAATAAACGACCTGTGGCATGATTCTGATACGGATATTATCGTAACCGAGGGGATCTCTTGGTCTTTTGTTTTTAACACCGTCCACATTAAAACTATCTGGAATGGAGGCATACGAAATTACCTGATAGAGCCGGATAACTTCGGTGTCTATCGGGAAGATGAGCCTTTACTCCACCGCCAGGAAGCCTGTGTGCATACCTACTCTATCTCCAGATCAGAGTTGATGCGCATGCTGGTAGATCATCCTCACAGGAAAAAGATAGAAGAAGACCTGCAAAGTGCCAATAAGGCCAATCCGGACGATGGATACCCCAGTGGGTTGAAAAATATTATCATTACGGCAACGACTCCCAATATCGTAGGGCAGCCGGCTGGGGGTATTATTGGCAACACCGTTCAATACTCATATGTTCCAAAATCAGATGCGGATCTTATAGAAATGTACGAACTCTATATTTGGGACGATGAGATTGATGATTACAGGATAGTCACCCTCGCCTCCCCGGGGATTATTATATACGACCGGAAGAATTTCCTGGTTCCGAAATCCCTTCCATTCACTAAAATATGCCCGGAGCCCTTGCCGTATTATTACTGGGGACAGTCGTTCTCAGCTAAACTGGTCCCCTTACAAGACTGGAGAACTCAGCGTACTGATCAAATCCGTAAACTACTGGAATTGCAGGTGAAGCCCCCAAAATTTATTAAGGGCCTCTCCGGCATAGGCGAGGAAAAAATGCAAGCTCTGTACAGGGCAGGGGGCATGGTTTCTTCCCCTATGCCCAATGCTTCCATAGAGAATATGAAGCCAGACATGCCTAGTGACATATTCCGGGAAATTGCTGAAATAGATTCCATGTTTGAAGAGACTGCCGGCATTACCTCCGTCATGCAGGGGAAATCAGAATCCGGTGTGCGGGCAAAAGGGCACGCCAATCTTCTGGCTCGACTCGCCTCCTCCCGCCCCAAGCAATACGCAATGCGTCTGGAGGACTCTTTGGAAAATATAGCTGGCCTCATGTTGCGTTTTTTGCAGATAAATTCCAAAAGAGATTATCCACTTCGGGATCAGGACGGTAAAGCTACTGGAATGACTTTTATTCCGGCCCAATTTACGGAAGATTTCATGGTAAAGGTGGACGCCCATTCCTCTTCCCCGATATTCTCCGAGGACCATAAGGCAGACATAATCGAACTGTTTAAAGCCCAGGCTGTGGACAGACAAACTTTATTGGACTCTTTTGACCCCCCTAACTTGCAAGTGCTTAAAGAAAGGCTTAGAATTAAGGAGGAGAAAGAAGCGGCCGCACAACAGCAACAGCAGCAAATGATGGCGGCCCAGGCACAACAACAATCCGGCGGGGCTAAAGGCGCAAATGACCTTAAAAACCGAAGGGCACTGGATCAGTCAGGCGATTGATTGCGAAGATAGGGCGCAATGTCCCGTATCAGGAATACAAAGGAGCCCAAAAAATGGCACGCAAACATCGGAAAAGCAAACGCAAGTAAGCCCCTCTGAGGGATCATAAGTTCGCAGAGTGGGGAAGAGCTTCCCCCTCTTTTTCTGTTTCGCTTGGGGAGAAAATAAAAATGGCTGGACATGGACAAATGAAACGCAAAACCAAAAGGCATGGCAGGAAATGATTAATGAATTGGGGCATGCCAAGGGCAAGGCTAAACAAAGACGCCTTAAAAGGAGCTAAGAAATGGCAGCTTCCGGGCACGGCAGGGCGAAAAGCGGTAAATCCAAAAATAGACAAGGGAGAAAATAAAAATGACAGGCCGCGGCAAAAAAGGCGGGAAAGCCCGTAAACACAGCAGGAAATAAAATGTCTGAGCTATCTCCGGATATTATGAAACTTATGGGCGGAGCCGATTCTATCGGCGGCTCCGGTACCCCTTCAGAAGAATCTGTTCAGGCCGGAGATAACTCGGGTCCCTCCTCTTCCGGTATGGCTATTCCTACATCCCGTGCCGGCGCCAAGGCAGCAGCCAGAATACAAGTCCACCTGGCTTTGAACGTTTTGGGCAAGGCACTTACCTCATTTGAGGATAATGAGGATGACGAGGCGAAGGAAATATTACACGTTATGAATAGTCTGGTTTCCAAGTTTGGGGACACTCCGGAGAAAGAGTTGGTCCCGGCACAGATTATGCAATTAGTGAAGTCGGAGCCGGCGTTGAGCGGTATGCAAGGCGTGGGCGGTCAAATGCAGTCACAACAAGGAGCACCAAATGTCTGATCTTTTTAAACCATCGTCGTCTGGCCGTCGGGGTATTACCGACAACGCCAGGGAAAATGGCCGGGCAATCAATCCACCGCGCTTTCCGGAAATTGGGGGTTTCACCTCAATCAAGCCAGTAGTTCAAAATGGCCTCAACATCAAGAAACCCGGTGGGGGAGCTAAATAATGTCTCAGTCTCTTGAAGGTTTAACCGTAGATCAAGTCTACGGTTTTGCTAATCTGACTAATACATTGGTAAATTCTCCGGAAACTCGGGAGCAGTTTTTGAATTTGGTAAAGATTGCTAATCCGGGTTTGGTAGTTCCGGAAATTGATGCCAAGAATCAAGTGCTGGCTGAGCTCAATCAGGAGAGGAAGGCCCGTCTGGCTCTGGAGGCTCGAATCCAGGAGAGGGAAATTCGGGAAGGTATCGAACGTAAAAAAACCGAAGTGCAGAGTAAATTTGGTTTTTCTTCCGGAGATATGGCCGAAGTAGAGAAGGTAATGCTCGATGAGCAAATCCCCAACTACGAGACCGCTGCAAAATATCTCAAGGCTTCCCGTCAGGTCGCAGAAAAGTCGTATAATCACACTTCAGGTTCCCCTCAAGTAACCATGCCGGATGCTTCTGTCTGGAAACGCGGATTTGGGGACGGTTCAGCTTTAAAACAAATAGCCCTGGACGAAGCTTATAAAGCGTTCTCGGAAATAGGTAGTAATTAATCATAAGGAGATTCAATCATGCCAGTTCTCGGCACAGGTATTATGCCCAGTGGTGCCATTGGTACAGAAGCGCAATATGTCACCAGACGTGCTTTCGTGCCGAAAATGGTCGTACAGATTTACAATTCTTCGCCTTTGGCCGCTGCTTTTTTGGGCAATGCCCAGCCGGCATCTGGCGGTATCTCTTCAGTAACGGTTCCTGTCCAGGGTAACAGCTTTGTTAATGCCCAATGGACAGACTACACCGGCTCTTTTTCCCAGCCGGCAGTTCAGCAGGGTGTCCAGAACGCTGAATTTAACCTGAAGTCCCTGATCATTCCTATTCCTTTCCTGGGTATGGAAGCCGCTGTTCAGCAGAACCACGCGATCATCCCCCTCATCGAAGCCCGGATGAATGATTCGACCAACGTGGCAATCGATGCGATTTCCACTGCTCTCTACGGCAACATTTCCAATAACCAACAGATTGTTGGCCTGCCCGGCGCAATTGACGATGGTACAAATCTTACCACTTACGGCAATATCAATCGCACAACTTCAACTTTCTGGAAAGCCAAACGTTACGCCGCCGGTTCAGTAAATCCTACCCGTGCTTTGGTGATGCAATATATCACTGGTGTAGTAAAGTCGTGTGGGGAAATGCCTTCTTTTGGCGTTATGGGACCAGGGACCTGGCAGCAGTTGGCTAATGACTATCTGGGACAAGAAGTTTACAACGTGTCACCGGGTTCGTCTTTTGATACCCACAGCGACGGCGTACGGGCAGGCTTCAAGGCCATTATGGTTGCTGGCGTTCCTATCTACATGGACGCATATTGCCCAGAAGGCACTTTATACCTTCTGAATAACAATTACGGGGCTTTTTATATCCACGAGTCCGCCGCTTTTGCCTTCACCGGTTTTGAGTCTACTCTTTCCAATTTCCAAATCGGCTATATTGGCGCGGTTCTGGCTTTGATGGAATTGGTAGTTGTTAAGCCAAAGGCTTTTGCCGTAATTACCGGCTTTAACTATATTACTCTGTAAGGGAGACGAGAAATGGCATTTAATAAAATCGGGGCTCTTGGGTATAATAATACCCTCCCCACTCTGGCTATGAGCCTTTCTGCTGGTGAGGTGTTTCTTCTGCCAGCTGGTCAAGGTGTGGTTGGTACTTTTAACTCGAGCTCAAACCTTGCTCTGACGGGCTGGACTCTCAATGGCCAGTACATTGTAGAACTGGGCAAATATTGCATTATCCAGTATTTTGATCCTGTTCTGCTGATCTGGAGGAGTTTTGGCAGCGCTGGCGCTACTGGAAGTTTCACCTCTGATGGCACCAATTACCGCATTGCCAACCTGACTGGTTGCCCAGTTGGCGCTCTCATAACCAACACCGGCTCAGGCATGACTAACGGCTTCTACGGCTACAATGCCGCTGGCTCTGCTGTAGTCATTCAATCTGGTACGGTTACGGCCGGTAACTCAACTTTGACTGTAGCGGCCTCGGCTGGCTCTTCCACCTGGAACGTTATTGTTGGTGGGTCTATCAATACCACGGTTACAGTTACCGCCGGCGGCACCAACTACACCAGAGCGCCTTTACTGGTGTTTAATCCTCCTGTTGGCCAAGGATCACAACCATATGTTCTCCCTACGGGTTATTGCACGCTTTCTAGCGGCGCTGTTAACGCTGTTACTGTTGTTAATGCTGGTTCTGGTCTGGTTTCGGCTCCTACTATTACTGTAATTCCACAACCCGGCGATACCACCGGTGGGGGCGCAGTACTTACGGTAAACTCGACCCTGACCAACAGTGGTCAAGTTACCTGGATGGCGCCTTCGTACAATGGCACGGCCCTTACCTCCACCCCGACATTTACTTTCACTGGTACGGGTACAGGTTCGGTGGCTGTAACTGCCATTATGAACTACACCGTTACGGGAGCTACCCCCACAACCGTCGGCGTTGCCTATACTTCAGGTATCACATTCAGTCAGGTGTTGGGCGGCAATCCGGTACCGGGTACGGTAGCAACTGGCATTACCGATCCTTACTTCGATACTGGTCTTCTACAAACGAGGCCAGCCCAATTAACCATCACTACTACCGCTACTACCCTGTCGGGTGCTACAATTAGTGTTCTGGATGCGGGATATGGTTTCCCGACTACTCCTCCACTTATGTATCCTCTGTACCAGGGCGTGTCCACTCAGGGGGTAGTCACCCCTACGGTGGGCGGACAAACGGATACTTTCAAAATTATCAGTCTGTAAAAGGAAGATAGTCATGGCTATGATTTTTGTAACCAACAAAAACGATTTTGAACATCAGGATCGTTTTGCGGGTATTGACTACTATTGGGGTCCAGGTGAGAAAAACGCCGTCCCCGAAGAAGCCGCTACTCACATGTTTGGCTATAACAGGGCCGACAAGTCTGAAAATCTTGTTCGTTTGGGCTGGAATTGGGATACGGCTGCCGGAGTCGAAAGGCTCCGTAAGTTCGTATTTACCAATGCCTCTTTGGTTGAAGAAGCAGAACCCAAAAATGCAAAAGCCGCATAAAGGGGGGTTAAATGGCCACACTGGCGTCGTATCAAACGGATGTGTTGAGGATTCTGCATGACCCGAATCTGAATACATACACAACCACTGACGTACAGACGGCGGTCAATGAAGCGCGCAGGCAGCTCGTAGCAGATACGGGCTGTTTGCGTTCTTTGCAGTCGCTTTATGTCGCTCAGGGCGTTGAACTTTACACTTTTGGGCAGATTAACGGGTACCTGATAAACAATGGGGGCACTGGGTATACGGCCCCAACCATAACCATAAACGGTGGCGGATATACTACCCAGGCTACAGCTACTGCAACCGTAACAAAGGGCGTTATTACTGCGGTAACGATAACAAATGTCGGCTCAGGATACCAACCGGACCAGACTCCGATAACTGTTTCCATAGTGGATGCTACGGGAACAGGCGCTTCCCTTTCTTTCGGGAGTATTTCGGTAAATACCCTGGACATTTTTCAAATAAACTTGATATGGACTACCACTCGCCTGTCTCTTGACTGGATGACCTGGAGCGAATTCTCAACCAATATGCGGGTTTGGACCAATTGGCAGCAAAGGCCAGCTGTATGGGCTCAATATGGCGAGCAATCTGTGTATGTAGGTCCTCAACCCGATCAATCTTACTGGTGCGAGATTGATTCGGTCCTTGTCCCGGTATCGTTGTCATCTACGACAACAATAGACCCTATATCCATAGCCTATCAAGACCCGATAAAGTTTTATGCCGCCTACCTTCTTAAAATGAAAGAGCAGTCCTTCGGGGAGGCAGACTGGTTCAGGCAGCAGTACAAGACTCGCGCCGCTGAGGTGTGC